ATAATGCCATTACTGAGGTGTAAAAGTTAATTTATCTACAAATGTATTACTAGCAGTTGTTTCTTCTACTGCATAACCAGCGTATAATTGATAAGATGGTATTAATGTAGTACTATTTTGCACCATATAAGTTTTACTAGCAAAAGCAGTTGCATCAGCTCTTAATGCTACATCTTCTAAAACCACATCATTAACTCCAGTTACCGATTGAATAGCATCTACTAAAGAAGTTAATCTAATCTTACCATCAAAAGGTAAATCAGATAAATAAGCATTTACAGAAGCAATAACGGCATCTGAAATAGTTGCAGCGTATTGTCCATCAAAGTAAATATTAGCTTTTAAATATAATTTATCAGATGTTAAAGAAGTAGCAATATAATTAACTCCTGCAAAACAAATATCATCTAAGTAACCATTTAATGAAGATAATTCTGGAGCGGATAAAGCAACTGGTGGATCAGACTTAGCAACCTTAACTAAAACAGTTCTTTGTGCCGTTCTATTAACTGCTGCTCTAGTAATTAATAGTTTAGTAGCATCTACTGTTGCATAATTAACTGAAAAATCAGAACCTACTGTTAATACTTGTGGAGTAGTAGCATCGTATTGAAATTTTAATACTTTATCTTGTAACCAAGCACCAGAACCTACTGCTGCATTAGATATTGCAACCTCTAATTTATCCTTATAAATATCCCAAAGCGTTTCTTGTAAAAACATTTGGGTTGCAATAATATATTTCCAAAGTTTATAAATGGATGAGTTAGAAGTAGAATTTAAACTACTTAAATCAGTTTGTGCAGCTTGTTCTGCATCCATTAAAGCTAAAATACTTGCGATTGATCGAGCCATTATAATTCGTCTGGTGTGTTAATTGTTGCATTAATAACTGGTGTTAAAGTTCCAGTTGTAGTATCAGTTGTTAAATTATCGTTTCCTAAAGTTGCATAATCTTGTATGTAGTCTTGTACATTTGGATGGTCGAAATTCTGTTCTTCATTACGTCTAAGTAATTTACCAAATGTACCGTATCTTGCAGTATGTACTGTTTGCCACACACTATCGGTTAGCGTTAGTATTGAAGTATCTTCATCTAAATAAGATTCAAATAAAATATGTAAACGTACTGTTAAATCGTATTCTTGTGAACTTGCTAACTTACCCTTATCTCTATAAGTAGATGGTAAAAACTCTATACCAATAGAAGGGTATAAAAACGCATTTTCTTCACTTTCACGCTCTAATTGGTTATTCCATAGGAATACTTTTTTAATGCCACTAATAGCTTCTAAATCAGTTTTTAATGAGTTATATAGAGTTAGTTTAGACATTAATGCAAATATACAAATTATTTATTAAATTGTTTCTTAATTAAGCCCGAAATAAAATATCTGGCAATAGTTTAACCCTAAATTATTCTTATTTATTAGTATATGAGTGAAATAAAAACAACTATTTGTTAATTGTTGGTTTACGTTTCCTTTGCCTATTAAACTAATCATTTGAATATTTTGTTTATTTTGTTTCTAAAATAAGACTCTAATTTTCTATCTAAAACTTTACTATAACCTAAAAATTGACGTTTAGGCATCTTAAAACGTTTTCTGCCAAAAGCATTTCCATACATACCATAATTATGAATATCCGCATAAATCTTATCAGAATAAACATTAATACTATAATCTAATTTGGTTGTTTTTACCTTTACTTTTAATGAGTTTTTTAATGCTCCAGTTTTATTTAAAATTTTATTATTAGTATATGGTCTTTCTCTTTTACGTTTTAATGGCTTCCATTTTATCAATGTATTATTAGTAAAACCTTCATCATTAAACGCTTTTTTAGAATGGTTTAATGCTTCTTTTTTCATATAAGTTCTCATAGCATTAACCGCAACATACATTTCTTGTTGTTTCTTAGTTATTTTACGAGCCTCATTAAATGCCATTTTATTGTTTCTTTTTTGGTAAAGGTAAACCGAAATTCTTTTTAGCTTTTTCTTTATCTTTTAGTGCAACCTTAAAATATGGATGCTTTTTACTAAAAACTTTTTTTTCTTTAGCTGCATTAAATCGCCAAATATCAGGAACGTTTTTATGTAAGTTTAATCCTATTGTGTTAGTTGAAACTACATTTTCTCCATAAATCGGTAAAACTCTACACCTACAATTATACCCATTTGGAGGATAGTATTCGTTCCAAAATACATCAGTTTGTTTTTTAATAACGCCATTTAATAAAGCGTGTTCTTGCCTTACCTTTGCATCTTGCCTAGTTAAATACTCTAAATATCCGCTATATTTATCAGCCATTTTTAGTTATTTTTAACCAGTTTTTTACATTTATTCCAACTTGCTCGGTAGAATCTAATTCAATAGATAAATAATCATCATAGTATTTTAAATATATTGATTTAGCATCATTATCATAATCTTTCAAAGATAGTAATTCTCTTAAAAATTGATATTGTTTAGCTGCCGAAAATATGTATAAATTTTCTCTTAAATCAAAAAGCATTTCATAATCTTCAGAACCTAATTGAAATTCATCTATATGGTTTCCATAACCTTTATAAAGATAATTTGTTAGTTCTTCTGCTGTTTTAGAATATAAAGGATAATAAAAATTATCTAATGATACTATACCATTTTTTACCCAATACAATAAATCATCTACTTCATTTTCCGAAAGTAAATTTATTTGTTTTTTTGATATATTTTGTATTCCACAAAAATCGCACATTAACTATAAGTATCTTTTAAACTATTTGATACATTTTGTATGGTGTTTTGTTCTATTACCTCAATAACCTCACTACCATATTTCTCATCTAAGTATTCAGGGCTAAAAGTAAATTTACCTGTCTTGATTAATTCAATATCAATTTTAGACTGTTCAATTAAACTTAAATCATCTTCTGCTTTTACGCTAATAGTAACACCTTCTGGAAATATACCTAAACGTGTCATCATTGGCACTAATTGATAGTTTAAAATACCTTCAATAAAGAACTCATCATTATAGGCAACGTTCTTTAAAACACGTTCTTGTACTTCTGCACTACCTACATAGGCTTTCTCATCTAGCGTTCCAGTTTGCCCTAAAATTAGTTTGCTAATCTCAGAATTACAACGCTGTATCATCATATCAAACACTTGAAAAGCATCTGAACGGTTAGATTCTACTAACTCAATTAAATCATCTGTATCAAACACACCATAACTAGCAACTGCCATATTTCTAAGGTAGTTTTCCATGTTAGCTCGTGTTTCTTCATCTCTTACATTTGTTTTACCTATTCTAATAGGGCTACCAAATATCTCTACAAATTCACTCCAAGCCCCTAATGCGTTTTTCTTCCAAATAACTAAAGGAGCTGCTTTTAAATACAGCCCTAAATCTTTTGGTTTACCAACACCAATACACCAATTATTATAAGGTGCTTCTAAATAATCAGTACCAGTTAAATCAGCATAAGTATTAGTTACTATGTGAAATTCTGGTTTAACGTATTCTCTAGGTACTAATTCAACCGCTTTAAAAGAATCGTTTACAACACTATCGAATTGAATTAATGAATGACCGTAAAATATAGCGTCTAGTGAATAATCTATAAAATCTCTAAACCATTTCTGTTTAATAATCTTTTCTAAATCTTCGCTTTCTTCACCATTTAACAAAACATCAAAATCTTTACAAAGTGTTAAGTTTTTACGTTGATTAACTGCTGCCGTTAAGTGTGCATCTAATTCAATATTTTTGTAAATAGTGTATAATTGCCTTCTTTGTGGAGATATTAAAGATTCTGCTGCTGTTACTGCTAGTTTGTATGTTGCAATATCAGTAGCACCTCTGTATAATTGTGTGGGTGTAGAAATACGGTTTCTAATATCAGCCGTTTTAGGCATATTAACAGAAACGTCTTGAACTTTACCAAAGTTTATATTATATCCAAATAAATTCATTACCAAAGTTGATTTGATTGTTTAGTTGTTGATCCATCTGAATTACCCCATCTTATACTCATTCCTTGTTGTGGTAATATTTGAGGTAAATCAGCAGTTATATCTCCACTTGCTACACGTTTTAACCAAGCAATAACACCACCATTTTGAGTAGGATTATTACCATCGTAACGTTCCTTTCTTAAGTCTGGTATATTTCTAGGATTAATACGAGAATGTAAATGGTATAAAGTGCAGTCTAGTAAATACATTACTATCTGTTGGTTTCTATTATCTCCTTCAGTCCATTTAGTATCATCATCGGGATAAGTAGCAGTTAAAGTATAAGCACTACCAGCACTCCAAAATTGAGTGTTTGTAGGTAATATACCAACGGTAGAAACTAAACAAGTATATTCAATATTGTTGTAATAAACCTTATCTCCAATTGCATAAGTAGTAGTATTACTATATTCTGCTTCTGGTAATGTAACGTAAAATAAAGTCTTATCTAAACAAATTTGTGTCCATTCAGCACTATTAAAAGCGTGTGCAGCACTACCAGCAATAGATTTATAAATATATCCTGCTTGTAAAACGTATTGTCCAGTTGTATAAACGGTTGCAGCACTAAAAGCGGTTGCAGTCCATTCTACTAATTGTTTACCATTATAAGTAGCAGTAATATCAAATACTTTAGTATCTGTAAATATATGATTAGTGATGTATCTTTGAGTTAAATAGCTAATCATTTCTGATTGTGCTGATTGCTCTACATCTAGTTTAGTTTGCTGATTAGATTCAATTATTTGAGCTAAGTTATCAGATTGAATAACACGTAAATAATCATTATCTCTTAAAAGTCTAGCCATTGTACAAAAATATAAACAAATTACCTTTAATTAATACTATTGTTACTAATATTATCTAAATCTAATTTAACCTTATTTTCCTTAACTTTATGTACCTCAGCATTTAACATAGCTAATTCTAGTTTGTGCATATCTTGAACGTATGTAATAAAGTTATATTTAAGCTCTTTGATACGTGTTTTACGTGTAATTATAAAGGTATCAGAGTGGATAAGGCTGTTTGTTGCAACATCTTCAATAAAGAAAGTTACTGTATTATGCCCATCAATTAGTTCTTTGTGTGATTTTACTTTCATTATAA